TGGCTGCGTACATCGATACTCCTCTTGAAGAGTGTTTGCGCCGCGTTGAACGCCGTCGTCTTGACAGGGGAGATGATAGACCGTTCAATCCTGAGAATACAATCAGCGCGTTCAAATCCACGTTAGCCGCTTGCACCAATTTGCATGAAATGGGCGGGGTGAAGGTCATTACCGTTGATCACACCAACGCTTTTCAAGAAACACTAAATATATTCATTAGGGCTGAAAATGGACAACTTCGAATTACTGATTAAATTCGCTATTGAGCGGGATATCATACGCGTACGCAAAGAGCGCGGCGAAAGCGTCTTGACCGAAGACCCTATTCTGAGTCAATACCGGTTTTGCAACACGCACCGCAAATATGATCGCGTTACGAAGTGGTTAGTTGAAAATTACTACACTGAATACAGCGTTGACGCATGGTTTCAGGCAACAATCGCGCGGTTGATCAACTGGCCCCCCACGTTGAAGTATTTAAAAGACAATAAACTCATACCCGCTTTAGCCAAAGATTTTGATCCCGTGCGGTTCATTGACTTCATGGATGAGCGTTTGAAATTCGGTATGAAGCTCTACAGTTCAGCATATATAGTTTACCCTACAAATATTGTAGGCAATACGAAGGCTCACAATATGTGCGTCCATATTATTCTACCTCTGGTTTCTGAGGCTGAAAAGTATCGTGAAGTATTGAAAGAAAACAGTATTGAAAAGTTCACTAAGTTGATGGCCAAATCGTTCGGCATTAAAACTTTCATAGCCGGTCAAGTGGCTGCTGATTTAACATATCTTGACAACCAGCTCGAGACTGCGAAAGACCTTTACACTTGGGCACCTATGGGTCCTGGAAGTCAACGCGGCTTGAATAGGCTTTTCAACCGCCCCCTTAAACAGTCAATGAAGGAAGAGTCATTTTTAGAAGAGCTGACTCAAATACTTTACCTGCTAATCAAATATGATAGCGGTCGTTTTCTTGACTTGAATCTGCATGACGTTCAAAATATTATGTGCGAGTTTGACAAGTACATGCGTGTTTTGACCAAAGAAGGCACACCCCGACAACTTTACAAACCTGAATGGAGATTTTGATGGAAATAACGGCAATCAATGTAAACCAACTTTTCACTGAAGGGCTCTGGCGTATGCGGACCTCGGGTGTTGAGACTGAAACCCGTAATGGGCCAGCTTTGTATATACCTGAACCCGTGATGACCACGATTCTTGAACCTACTGAACGGGTTCTTTTCTATGGTCGCCGAGACTGCAATCCTATTTTCCATTTGATGGAGTCAATCTGGATGTTGGCAGGTCGCAATGATGTTGAGTTTTTGAAAAACTTTAATTCAAAGATTGATCAATACAGCGATGACGGCGTGATTTTCAACGCCCCTTACGGTTATCGTATGAGGTCGCAGTTCGGCATTGACCAGCTTGAGCATATCATTCATCATTTGAAAGCTGACCCGAAGTCTAGACAGGCGGTGATTCAGCTTTGGGACCCCGCTGATTTGAATAAGAGTACGAAAGACCGCGCCTGCAATACGCAGTTGATGTTTAGCATTCGTTCGGGTGAGCTCGACATGTTAGTTGTAAACCGTTCAAATGATTTTTGGTGGGGATACTGCGGGGCGAACCCAGTTCATTTCTCAATTATTCAAGAGTTTATCGCCATAGCTTTGAATTTGAAAGTTGGCTTGTATCATTCAATCTCGAATAATCTGCACCTCTATACAGACCTTTATAATGCCATGCCTGATTTTGAGTGCCCACCTGATGACGGGCTATTTGATTATTACTCATCAAACAAGGTCAGGCCACGTCGTCTTTTTGAAGGCGAGTGGAGATCATTCCTAGTTGAGTGCCGCCGTTTCTGTAATAATCCTTTTGAAGAAACCAATTACTCACATGAGTTCTTTTTACACACTGCGAGACCAATGGCTCGGGTTGCTTTGGCGCGTCGTGAAAAGTCTTCCAGCGGTATCGCTGAAGCGCGTTCAATCAAGTCATCCGACTGGAGACGCGCAACCATTGAATACATTATTAGAAGGGAAAGAGCAAATGCAAGCAAATGACAAACAAGTGGGTGGAACACATTATAAATCCGCGATTCAGCACTGGGACTATGTGGCGGCAAATGATCTTGATTATTTTCAAGCTCAAATCACCAAATATGTAACCCGCTGGAAAAAGAAAAACGGCATAACTGATTTGAAAAAAGCCGAACATTTTTTACAGAAATACATCGAGCTTCAACAAAAAGAAGTCGATGCGGGTGAGCCCACTTCAGGTTACGTGAATCAAGACAGATGAGCACTATAGTATTTGATACCGAAATTTTCAGCAACCTTTTCCTGTTCGCTGGCAAGATGGTTGAAACGCAAAAGTATTTCTATATCTGGGGTCACGAANAAGACTCTCGTCAGATGTTGAAAGATCTATTCAAAACAGGTCATACTTTTATNAGTTTCAACGGTATCAGGTTCGACATGCCCGTTATAGCGTACTTCATGGCGGGACATTCAATCAAAGAGACTAAAAAATTGGCCAACGATATTATTGAACAAAACTTGATGCCTTGGGCGGCCGAGAAAGAGCACGGATTCAAAATACCGTTGATCGACCACATTGATTTAATTGAAGTCGCCCCCAGCTTTGTGAGTTTAAAAACTTACGGGGCGCGAATGAACATGCCTTTGATTCAAGACTTGCCTTTCAATCATACTGCTGAAATAGCAGATGACGATTTTGACCTTGTAGCTAAATATTGTGAGAACGATCTTGACACTACCGAAGAGCTCTACAACCGGCTACAAGGTCAACTCCAATTGCGCGTTGAAATTAGTAAGGAATACGGTTTTGACGCGCGCAGTAAATCAGACTCACAAGTGGCTGAGAACATGTTCATAAAGAGGTTGGGTTTGAAAAAGAGNTCAATCAACGTGCCGAAGACCATTCGCTACTCAGCGCCCAAGTTTGTTCAATTTCAAAGAAGTGACCTGAATCAACTGAGAGATANGATGACTGAGCACGTTTACGAAGTCCGCCCTACCAGCGGCCACGTTGAACTCCCCGCCTTCTTGAAGGACGATTTAGTGAAGATAGGTGACGGCATTTATCAAATGGGCGTAGGCGGGTTGCACTCTCAGCATGACCGTAAAGTGTGTTACGTCTCAGATGATGAAAATTGCGTAGTTGATTTTGATGTCGCGTCTTATTACCCTGCAATCATGTTGAATTGCAATTTAATACCGATGAATACCGGTGAAAAGTTTTTGAATGAATACCGCACTCTATTTGAGCGCCGCCTTGCCGGTAAGAAAGCCGGCAACATGGTCATCGCTGATTCATTGCGCATCGCGTTGAACGGTACGTTCGGAAAAACGGCGAACAAGTTTTCACCGCTTTATTCACCTGACGTTATGATTAATATTACTTTGACCGGACAATTAACGCTTTTAGCATTGATTGAAAAACTCGAAAACGCCGGCATCAGAGTTATTTCAGCTAATACTGACGGTATCATGTTGTATTACAAAAAGTGCAACGAAGAGAAAGTTACTGAAATCATTTCAAAGTTTTCTCAGCTGACCGGTTTTATATTTGAGGCTACGCCATACCGCGCAGTGGCGCTGAAAGATGTCAATAATTACTATGCGGTTAAGAAAGACCGTAAGGTTAAAATTAAGGGTATTTATGCCGCTCCTACTCTGAGCAAGAACCCTACCGCCCCCATCGTTTCGAAAGCCGTGGCCGAATGGTTAGCCAACGGTACACCTTTCACTGAAACATTCAGTAGTCGCAACATTACCGACTTTATCAGTGTGCGTAACGTAACCGGCGGCGGGGTTCAAGGTGATAAATATTTAGGCAGAGTTGTAAGGTGGTATCAAACCATTAATCAACTCCCGCCTATAACGTATGCGAGCAACGGCAACAAAGTGGCCAAAACCGATGGTGCCCGCGCTTGTATGAAAATGCCTGACGGCATACCGCCGGACTTAGATTACTTATGGTACTTGGCGGCGGCCAAGAAAACCGTAGCCGATATTGGCGCAGCAAGTTTTTTGTGAAAAGGAGAGAGTATGGAAACTGAAGCTCCCGTGTGTTGGATTGTTGATAATTCTTTAAACAAGACTATCAAAGATGCAGCGCGTTTCGGGGTATTAGAACATGTGTTTACTGACGTTGATGTTAACAGCGTTGACTTGGTTGAGCACGCAAGAGAGGTGTTGAAAGACTTTAACGAAGGAGATTATCTATGTCTTATTGGTAACCCGCTGCTATCGGCAGTTTGCATGGGCGTAATTGCTCAAAATAATCCTGGTATCTTATTGAAAGTTCTTCAGTTTGATAGTAGGGCTTTCCGCTACTTTGAAGTAGCCGTTCAATTTTAATAAAGGAAATAACATGAGTTTTTTGAATACGCTTGTAAAAGGCAAGCAAGAGCTCCCGCCCCGTATTTGTATATACGGAAATCACGGCATAGGTAAATCGACCATTGCCTCTCAATTTCCTTCGCCTATTTTCATTAATACTGAAAATGGCTTAGATTCACTTGATGTGACGTCTTTTCCGAAAGCCGTTGAAATCAATGACGTTGTTGAGAACATCAAGACATTGCTCAAAGAAGAGCACGATTTTAAAACGCTGGTAGTTGACTCGGTAGATTGGCTAGTTGAGCCTTTGATTTCGAAAGATATTGAAAACTCTTATGACGCTAAAGACTTGGGTTACGGTAAGAATCAAGTTTACGTAGCTGAGTCTTTCCGTGAGATTCTGCAAGGGCTTGATTCATTACGCCGCAAGCGTATGATGAATATTGTTCTCTTGGCGCATTCAAATGTGGTTCGTTATGAAAACCCTTTGACTGAACCTTATGACCGCTTTTCACCTAAGCTGCCCAACCGATGCAACGCTTTGCTTCAAGAGTGGTGCGACGTCATTGCTTATGCTGGCTTCAAAGTCATCATCAAGAAAGCTGACGTAGGCTTCAACAATACGGTAACGCGCGGCGTGACCACGGGTGAGCGACTTCTACATGTGGTTGAAAACCCCGCATATATCGCGAAAAATCGTTACGCTTGCCCCGAGTCATTTGAGATGACTTATGAAGAGATTTCTAAACATATTCCCGTCATTCAATAAGGAGATTTGAAAATGAGTAAATTTGGTTTTGATTTAAACGACTACACCGCCGAACAACGCAACTATGACCCTTTGCCCAAAGGCGATTACATGTTGACTTGTACTGAAGCTGAAGAAAAGACAACCAAAAGCGGCGGCACTATGATCGCAGCTACTTTTGAAGTCGTCAGCGGGAAATACGCGGGTCGTAAAATTTGGAATAATTACAACATTCACAACAGCAGTGAAGTAGCTCAAAAAATTGGTCGTGAACAAGTGTCCGCATGGGCTAAGGCGGTGGGCAAACCTAACGCCACTTCGTTTGACGATTTGATTGAGAAGCCTTTCACCGCCGCCGTTGATATCGAAAAGGGACGTGATGGCTACGCAGACAAGAACCGCATCGTAGGTTATATACTCAAAGACTCTATCCCCGCTCCTTCAAAGGGTGGTAAGTCAGGCTTTGATGATATGGCCGACGACCTTGAGGCGTTGGAAATCAAAAAACCCGCCAAAGATTCAGGCAAGAAAAAGAATCCTTGGGATTGAGTCAGAGGGGCTTCGGCCCCATTTTAATAAAGGTAATATATGGCTAGCAAAAAACCCGTTCCGATACCTATACCCGCCCCCGAAATGGCGCTGATAGATAAAATTTATGAGGGTATAAAAATTACTCATTCATCACAGCTCAGACTTTCAAGACTAGGTGCGTCAAGCATAGGTGACAACTGTTTACGCAAAATATGGCTC